CCTAAAGTTACAACATTTGCTCCTGTTGATGTTAAATTTAGAGCAGTCGCTCCTGCAGTAGTTTGCAATGCTGCAATTGATGCAGTGTTTGCTGCTACGAATAATGTTTGTGCTTTTGGACTTGTCATAGCCATAATTTTTTTCTCCTAATTTATACTAAGGCCCCGAAGGGCCCTAGTTAAATTTTATTAGTTACTTATTACGCTTGTACTCCAGTACCGCTTATTCTAGATTGTACTGTGTTAAAGTAGTCCACCACTAAATGATTAGCAGCTGTACCTTTGTGTGCACACATAATATTCATCTCCAATGCAAGATCATCTGGAACAGTAGTAGCTGCTTGTGTACCGACAGCATTACCATTTAAGAATAATTTGTATTGATTAGCTGTAACTCCAACTTCAGATCCTGCAGGTTGATAAATAAAACCAAGTCTAACAGAGTTAGTTGGAATTACTTGTTGAGTTGCAGTTTGAGTTGGCAGTGTAGAATCTAGAAGAGTAGTAGGCATCAAGAAAGATGTGCCTGCACCATTTTTTCTAGAAACAAACTGAATTGTAGCTGTATCTTGTAAGTGTGAGAAACCAATACCATCAGTTGGTAAAGTATCTGAGTCTGCATAGTCATCAACAGCAAATCCTACCCAAGTGTTTAATTCACTTACGTCAGTGATTGCCATACTAGTTTCAAACATCCATTTCTTATTTGCATTAAAGTTCCAAACATCAAAGCCAGCAACTCCTTGTATTTCGCCAGCAGCTGGAGCGTTATCCCCTTGTCTTAACCATCCACCAGCAAATTGTGCTAGTTGAAAGTCAGATCCACCTGTTGATGTAACTGTTTCGTAGTCTGATGCGTTGTATTTATTAAAGTCATCTTGGTAAGCTTGTTCTTGTTCGTAACCACCAGTTATAAGCGGTTGTTTGATTCCACTAAATACAGAAGAACCTCCATCTTTTCCTACTACGTTTGTGACTCCATTTTTAAAGTGTGTTGTCATATTAATCAGCGCCTCCTATGCGCCAGTTATCTTACTAAGAAAAGATAACCAATTTATGTTTATATTTTTGTCTTAGTGTGTATTTTATAGCTTAATTTTATACAGAGTGCAAGAGAGCCTTACAAGAAAGTGCGATTTCAGCGATGTAGCTTTTTATTAAGTAGCTACAGAAACTTTGGGTGCAGCATCATCTATTTTGTTTGACTGATGTGCTTTTAATGCTTCAGCCATTTTAATATGGTTAATCACTTCTCTTACTTTATGATCAATTTTAACCATATCAAGAGTATATCTACCCTCTTTAAGATGCTCCTGTTCCCAGTTCAACTCCAAGGACCTTTTTTGTTTGTATAGGTCCGTTAAGTGTTCCATCTTGGATCTCCTCGTAAGTTATCCATTTTTTTGTCAAAGAATAAAACCCTGACACATCCCAATTAATATCATTTTTTCCTAGTTTGTCAACTATAGCGTCTTCCAAGGATTTAGCGCTATCTAAAGCTTTAACTTCAAATTGAGTCATGTAGCCATAAGCTCTTATTTTTATAAAAAATGTTTTCATTGAGATGTTTCTTTCTACCATAAAAAAAGGGGACTCGAAAGCCCCCTTTTTAATTTGTTTTAGTACGAATTATGCACCTTCAGAAGCGAAGATACCTCTATAGTCAGATACTCCAAATGAGTATCTTTCTCTAGCTTTGTATCTAACGTTTCCTGTGTCAAAGTCACCTTCCATTTTTGTAGTGATAGGTGCTCTGTCAAAGTACTTCATTCCGTTAGGCACATCTGTAATGATGTAAAACGCATCTGTGTCAGTTAAGAAATTGTTAACCACATATCCTTGTGGAATCATTCCCATACTTTTGATTGCATTTATGTCATTATCAGCTGTTCCAACTCTACCTGCAGATTTCATCAATCTGTCAGCTGTAAATTGTAAAGCAGAAGGAATAATCATTTTCATTCCTTTAGCAGCAATTTTTAAACCTCTTTCGTCCGTCATTGCAGCGATGTCTATTAAAGACTGCTCCAATGAAGTTTCGTTAAGGTCAGCTTGAGTTGCTAACGTGTTTGCCACATTACCAGCAATTGTCGGGTGAGCAGTGTTAAATAAAGAAACACCATCGCCTGAATTAAAGTTGTTTGTAGTCGGTAATCCTTGGATTAACGGGTTTACAGCTTTAACTTGCTTAGTTTGTGACATTGAACGAGCCAACGCTTTTGTGTATCTAGACGCAAGTCTATCGTACAGGTTATCTTCAATCGCTTCTTCAGTGATTGCGAACGCTAAAGCAATTGTTTCATGAGTGTATCTAGCTGTGAAAGTTTCTTGAGCATTGTCAAAAACTACGCCAGAACCTTCAGGCTTAACTTGTGCTTGAGCGAAACCAGATAACATAACTTCTTCTTCAAAAGCTCTGTCCGAAGTTTCTTTTGTATAGATCGCTTCGTGTTGGTTTTCGTATTGTTTATATTCCAGGCCGAACAAGGCGTTCAATCCTGGCTCTAGTTCTTTAACTAGCTGTGATCTTGATATTGCCATAATTATATACCTGCCGTCTGTTTGAGGATATGCTCATTAATCGTAACAACAACAACAGCGTTAGCGCCGAATGCGTTATCTTGAGTTTTTGCAAGTCCAATTATTTTAAGTTGAGCTGTACCCGCCGCCATAGTTCCAGAAGCTTCTACTCCTGATACATAGTTAGGTGTTGAGCCCGCTGCATAAACGATGTCTGCACAATTACCGATATTGGTTCTTGCTACCGTTCCTGCACTTTGCACTTCGAACCTTTCGTAAGGATCGTCTGCAACAAAGCCTTGAATATCTGTAGCAGTATTAGATGCTGCAAGATGATTCGCCCATGTTGGTTTGTTTGTAGCTGCGTCAGTATAAAAGATACCATTAAGCACTCCTATCAAATTAACGTTAGTGGCTGCTGCTACTTCAATAAACCCTGTGTCATCCAATATTACTGGATCACCTTGATATATTGCAGTGCTATTTGCCGCTATTTGATATTCGCTTAAGCCCTGGTTATCTCTATTCTGGCCAACTTTTCCGATAGCTCTCAGTCCGAAAGCTTGATCTACGTTTGCCATATTTTTTCTCCTTTAGTAAAACTACTATTAATAGTTTTACGGTTAATGTTAATTCGTTGGGTAGGAATAGCTAATAAATTAACTTTTCTTTGAACCACCGAAGGTTACACGAGTCTGTCTATCAATATTGATAGGCATACTTGGGTGCTCTTCCTTCATAAGATCGTTGTTTACTGCTTCATCCTGTTCTATACCTTGTTTGGCATAGTATTCAGAACGTGCCTTTGCAATCTCTTCAGGTACTCTAGCGAGCACTAGGCCACCAACTCCGATTACTCCCTTGTATTTGCCGTCTTCGACAACTGGATATTCTCCGTTTGGGTATTGATCAGCTCTAACTAACTCATAACCTGATCTTAATCTTCCAGCGACGTTTTTAGTGTCTTGGAAACCCATAGACTCGGCTCTTATCCATCTATGTCTAAAACCTGTTGGCGCAGGGGGTGCATCTAAAGATGACGGTGGAGTCCAAACTTTTTTTCGTTCTTCTTTAACTCTTGTTTGGCTCGCACGGGAAGCTTTATTTTCTTCTATTTTTTTCATATGCATTTACTCCTTCGTGATTTTTAATTGTTTCGCATATTCTTCAAGTGGCACATTCAATTTTTTAGCTATTGCTACTTGTGATGATGTGAGTCTCACAGTTTTGCGATTAGGTTTACTACTTCTGTTGGCCGAAGCTACAACTTGAGTAGGTTTATTAATCGTTTGTGATTGCACTGTATCAAATTTATGCGGGAATTCAAGTCTTATTCTTTTATCTATTTCAGAATAATACTCATCAGTTTGAGGGTCAAAACCTTCTTCTTCCACTAGTTTCTTATGTAAACTAAAGGCAGTATAGGTCATGGCCTCTTCACTACCAAACCATGAATTCTTTTGAGCCCATGTTTGTGCTCTTGGATCAGGGTTGATAGGTTCTTGAACTGTCTGTTGTCTAACTTCTGTTGTTTTAACAGGTTCTCTAACAGATTCCGGTTTATTATCTTGTTTAGATTTGATTTCAGCTAATCTTGCTTCTTCATAACCTAATTTAGATATTTGCGTTTGGGCTGCTATTTCAGCTTTTAGATCGCCAT